TTACTTAATAACAGTAACAACAGCCACAAGCACAGCCATCGCAGACAGGACAATACCTGTGAGTAGCCAGGTCTGATTTGCAAATGATTTCTGAAGTTCAGTACGATGCTCAGCCATCTCAACTTTCAGAGACTGGCGCAAATCAGCCATCTCAGACTTCAGGGATTGGCGCGATTCTGCCATCTCAAGCCGCAACCCTTCACGAATCTCCAGTACATCAAATTTGGTGGCAAAGGATTCGCTTCTCGTGGTGAGAGTAATCAGGTTGTTTTTGATTTCAGTTACATCACTTTCCAGGCAACTAACTCGCCGTTCAAGGTCGTCATTCATGCCATCGCCTCCATCATTACCACTTCCTGTCACTTGGTTGTTGGATACATTATAGGCATTCTCTTTCTTTTTTCTGAACGGTAAAATAGGAGTGCTGTCCGGCATCATTTGTCATCACCCTGCTTACCTACCCAGCTCATAAAAGCTCGGGCCGAGTAACGATGAACAAACCCACATCTGTTGCAGGTAAGTCTGAATTCATAGTTATGGATATTTTCCCGATCATGTCCCTCATATCCAGGATACCCAGTAAATGGGCCAATATAATCAAGCATAACAAGAGTGCCTAAATTACACTCCTCAGCAGTTTTCGGCTCAGGCCCCACCTCAACAATATTCGTCAAATACATGTACATATCCGTATCGCCACACGACAAACATTTTTCATTCGCAGACGACTCATTGAGAAAACGCGCAAAATTATCGAGCGTTGCCATTTCTTTAAGTTTATCTAAAGGATGCATCATTCTTAAGCACCTCCTAGTGGATTAAATCTCACCGCATCCTGCAAGTAATCCGGCGCAAGATGGGCATAAATCATCGTTGTCTGAATCTTTGCGTGCCCCAGAATTTTCTGGAGTGTCAGAATATTGCCGCCGTTCATCATGAAATGACTGGCGAAGGTGTGGCGCAGCGCATGAACAGCCTGGCCGTCAGGAACATCAGGTGCGACCGTTTTGATGACATCGCGAACCAATGGATAATCCAGCGTCGGAAACACCAGTTTCCCGCCCCGTTTTTTGATCTTTTCAAACAGGCTTTCAGAAATAGGAACGGTACGGTTTTTGCTGTTCTTCGTTTTTGAAAAAATGATTCGACAATGAAGAACGCGGCGCTGCTCCAGTGCCGCTACCTCGCCCCATCGTGCCCCGGTCGACAAAAGAATTTCGACAGCCAGCCGCTCATCGGGATTTTCAGCCAGTGCATCCAGCAACTGAACACATTCAGACTTACTCAGATATCCCATTTCGCGCTCGTTAACCTTCATTCCTTTCAGACCTTGAATGGGGTTATCGTTAAGGAAATGGCCGGAAGAGATGAGCGCACTAAACATCGCGCTTAACGCCCCAATCTCTCGATTTATGGTGCTGGGCTGTATCCCCTGCTCTATCCTGGACACACGTAGCTCGGTGAGCATCGTTGTATTAAGTTTATGCACGCACGGGTCATCCATTGCCTCACTCAAGCGCAGCAATTTAAGGCGCGTGTTATGCCCTGACTTCATTAGCTGGCCGTGGTATTTCCACCACAAGTCAATAAGCACTGACAGCGGGCGGCGATCAATGGAGTTTCCTTTCCACTCATTGTTATGCTGTTGCGCCAGCACCCACCGCTCATATAAAACTGCATCCGATTTCGTTTTAAATTTTTTGCGAATGCGTTTGCCTTTACGCCCCTCTGGGCGCATGTCAAGAAGATACCCTCCAGGAATTGATTTTATGCTCATTCGTGAAACCCCAGCGTTACAAGACCACCATGCCCCCAGCGCTCCATGATTAGCCGGGCTGTGTGCCAGTTTTGCGGAGTTTTTGAGAAGGCGATGTGTTTTCTGGCCCATCAGGGGAGAGAGACGGACTGATCTGCCCTGCAGCCTCATTTGTTTTTCCCGTCATAAGCCACATTGTGTACTTTTCGAAATCTTTAGAATTAATTACGCGATCGACAACGCTTAAACCAACCTCTCTTTTGCCACTCTCATAATTCTTTATAGTTCCGAGATTTATCCCGGTAACATCGGCAAACTCAACTTGAGTTAACCCTTCACTCTTCCGTATCTCTTTCAGTTTTTTTTCATACCCACTTGACATGGTGGTCTCCAGACGACTAAATTAATCTCAAAAGTAGTCTACCGACGACTTTCGGTAACAAATAACCACAGATAGAACAGGTTATCACATCATGGCAGAGGTCTTGAATACATACGAACAGGAAGACATTGAGCGTTTAGCGGCGTTCTACCCATACCGCGATGAGCATGGATTACCAATACTTGAAGAAAGCCTGAAAGATTACGCAAAGCGTACCAAACAAGCTGTTAACACAGTGAAAAGACAGGCTGACAGAGGTTCGATTCCCATCAACCAGGGTGAAAAGAACTCAAGACGCACAGTAAATCTCTTCGCTCTTTTCCTGAAAACAATCAGGAGCGCAGAGAAATACGTGCAGATGACAAAATAACGAGGTGTCATTTTATGCTGAAGCAACGCCGTAATTTTCGCACCGGAACAGAACGCCACGCTAACCGTTTCGCTACCAGCGCATCACGTAGCAGCTCTCGCTACAGCCTGAGCGAAACACACGCAACGCCGGATGGCTACCCAGTAAAACAAATCGGCGAGCATGCCTGGTTGATTGAGAAAGCTGGAATCGTGGTCCACAAATGCCCACGCAATCCGTTTACCGGAAACCGCATTTTTGCATTGAGCTGCGGCGACAATCAGTTCGGGCAGGATTTCACATTATACGAAGCACTACGCACGGTTGATCGTCTGCTTCGCGGACAAAGTTTTATTAAACAGGCTGATTTATAACAGGTGCTTTATGACCAAAGAGCATGCACAAGGTGTATTTATCCGTTTTATTGATTTTCGCGGTGAACTGTTATTACGCGCATCCGCTATTGATGGAGTGGCTCCGGCGGGTAAAAACGGAGTCAACGAAGCCACTTACGTTTATCTGAACGGCACGCGACTGCTTGTGGAACTTCCGTACCAGACCGTACGAGAAATCATTAGTGAAGCTGAAAAGGCACGCCAGGCTAATGGCGATGAACCTTATATCGAAATTATTTGTATGGATTCAGAAGCTGAAATTCAGAAAGCAGATTAAAGGGCGTTGCGATGGGCAAAGAATATAAAACTCTCATTAACAAAGCACTTGAACGATTTTATTTTCGCTTAAGTGCATCAGGCGCTCATGCTGAACGTGCAGCCCGTGACTCATTGACCAGGGCAATCCGGAGTTTGTATGACGTTGCTTTTTACGCTGATGATCTGGATGCACTTAACGAACTTTCCGAGCTGATCTGTGCCGCAGAATGCGGGGAACACATTGAACCGTATAAGCTGGGGAATATCGCATGAGTATATTTATCTCATGGTTTGTTCTGATTATTTCGGTGGCCTGCGCCATTGGGATTATGCGAATTATTCATTCAGTAAAAAAGATTGAACGCTTTTTCACTGGCGAATAACAGAGCAAATAAAACCACAGGTTAAATAAGAAAATGTAAAAACAATCCGCATTCGCGGAGGTATTCGCACACGCCAAGGAGGCGTAATGGCAATTAAGCATTTTCCTGTCGTTCGTTTTACCTCCAGAGGACGTGAATACGAAGTCGACGAACGCCTGATTACCACAATCGACAAACACCGTTCAGAAAAGGATGCACACCACATCTACCTCACTGACGGCACTTACTTCTGCGCCACCAACGTGGTGCGGGTGAACCTTATCCGACAGGTACAGGAGTCATGCAGATGACCATTCTGGACTATATCGCCGCCAATCCGGGGTGTAGCGGTGGAGAAATCGCCGCAGCACTGAATACCCCAACCACAGCTATTAATGCGGAGTTACGCCGACTCTGGCGTAGCGGTTCAGTCATAAGAAAAGAGCGCAAAACAGGTGGTCGCTTCTCTTACCAGGTAAACCCGATGCCGTTCGGGTGCGGCAATCCACTTACCAATATGTTTAACCAGTTACTGAAGGAAGCCAGAGCATGAGCATCATCAACCACCAGGAACTACGCGAACTGGCGACTGCCGTGCAAAGAATACCCCTCCATGAATCACTACCATCTCGCGTGAGCTTACAACCGTCAGTGGTGTTGGCACTGCTGGATGAGCTGGAGCACGCCAGAACCACGGCCCCTGCCATTCGCCTGACGCTCCATCATGAAATCAAGGATTTTTGCGCGACGCTGGAGTCACCAGGTGAATCAGAAACACCGGAAGCAATACAGCGCGAGTTATTACAACGCATCAATAACGTTTTTGATTTTTTCCTTAACCAGTAAGGGATCGCAGCATGAACAAAAAGACCTGGTTTCGCGCATACATGTGGGCGCTGGTATGCGTCCTCGTCTCTCTCATTCTGTATGCAGGACTACTCCCCCGAATGATTTCATCAGACAGCTCCTTCCTGGTATTGCTGGGCATTTTCATTGCCATGCTGTACCCGGCAGGCGTTGTTCGCCTTTTCAGTAAGTACATCAAGGAAATCAAACAATGAAGAAATTCAAACTCTTTCAGATTCTCCCGCTTTTTGCCGCCATCCTGCTGGTTGGCTGCGATCGCGTTGAGCCAGGTAATGTGGGCATCAAAGTCAACAAGCTGGGCGACGACAAAGGCGTTGGCGAAGTGGTTGGCGTTGGCCGCTACTGGACTGGCTGGAATACCGAGGTTTACATCTTCCCGACCTTCAAACAAATGAAGACCTACGATGAGCCGTTCAGCTTTCAGATGAGTGACGGCACAACCATCGGCTATCACATCGGTGTGGCCTACAAGGTTGATCCATCCAAAGTTACCACAGTGTTTCAGACCTACCGCAAAGGCGTGGATGACATTACCGACACTGACCTGCGCCAGAAGATCGCCGATGCACTCAACCGACTGGCCAGCAAAATGACCACCGATAAGTTTATCGACGGTGGCAAGTCTGAACTGCTGGATTCAGCACTTAAAGACATTCAGTCAGAAATGACACCTATCGGCATTCAGGTCATGAGCCTCTCTTATGTCGGTAAACCGGAATATCCGCCAACCGTTATCGACAGCATTAACGCCAAAGTCACGGCAAACCAGAAAACCCTGCAACGCGAACAGGAAGTCAAGCAACGCGAAGCAGAAGCCAACATGTTGCGCGCAGAAGCTGCCGGACAGGCTGATGCCATTCGCACAAAAGCCCAGGCTGAAGCCGACGCCATTCGTTTACGCGGTGAAGCTCTGCGCCAGAATCCCGGCGTTATGGAGCTGGAAGCAATCAACAAATGGAACGGCACGCTGCCGCAATACATGACCAGCAACACCGCTGTTCCGTTTGTTCCGGTGAAGTAATTAAACCCGGCCAGTGAAAATCGCTGGCCGGAGCAGTATCAGGATTTTTTTTAGTATGCCGTTCTCACAAAAAAACCGCTTGCCATGCCGCAATCAGTCAGGTTACATTTCCGCTGCACCTCATAAAACGGGTGCCGGGATTTCCACCCCGCTGACAACCAAAGCGCACAACCGCGCCAGCGGTTTTTTTGTGCGTACCGTATCGCCACGTCTTTTTCGCACACGAATTATGGTGGGGCGTATGGGGCCGACTTCGGTCGGGCCGGGTTCTTTGGTTGCCGGTTGTGGAAACCCTGTACGTCTCACCACCCCGAGTTTTCCACCTCTGGATGGTGAGTTTTCAAAACTTACAACCAAAGAGGCCACACCATGGCAAACCGCAAACAGCACCGCGCTATCGCGGAGCGTCGTCACATCCAGACTGAAATCAACCGCAGACTTTACCGCGCATCACGCGTCGCTCGTATCATGTTCATCAACATGTCACATGAGCACAGCCACGTGCTGTCAAACGCCTACTCCGCCGCAGTATTTAGCTATCTGGCGGATGATCTGCGCGAGCTTCAGCAGCTCATCCAGCAGCAAAACAAACTCCATTAATTCCTGTTCCGGGCCTTTCCTGCACCTTGCGGCGGGAGGCCTTCGCACATCTGTATCAAGAGGATTGCCGCAATGATTCTCGCCAACGACTTTCTTGAATACCTGCTCAACACAGAGCGTGATCTTGCCGTTCGCGTGCGTGAACGTTATGACATGTACCTGAAATCCCTGCCTGTACCGCAGCTCGCTGACGGAAAGATTGTTATTGATGGTCGCTACATGATTGACAGCCACGAGGGAAATTACAGGCTTTACCGCATTGAAGGCGGCACACCGTCCGTTATTGGCATTTACCAGCGCCCATCCTCTGCAATCGTCGATGTGATTGCCGACAGCATCCGCATCACACATCGCCATGCCGACACAGAAGACACCGTGCTGGAAATTCAGCGGCTGGCTACAGTCTGCCGCGACACCCTGAATGGCATGACGAAGTAAATCACTATGACGGCAGAGTACATCAGGGACTGGCAACAACCGCGCCACGCAGTGGGGCGTGAAGGAACGGGGATCCCCACTCCTGAATCCGCGCTTTCCTCCTGGCTGGATGCCTACCGGGCAGAGAATGAGCGCCGCCAGGAAATGGCTGATGCGGCGTTCTCCGCCACGCCGCTGGGCAACCTGATTAATAAAAGCCTGGATGCACAGGAAAAACAGGACAAAACCATCACACTGGCAGGAGACGCCAGAAAACAGGCACGCGGCGCGGTGGATGAAGCCATGGCCTCGCTCCGCCTGCTGCCGTACTATCTGCGCGATCCGCTTATTCGCCACCTCTCCTTCCTGCGCAAAAAACAGGAAGCCGATCGCCGGAAAGGCAAAAAGAGCTGGCAGGCGGAACGCTATGCACGCGGAACCCTGCGCAAAATATTCGAACGTCTGGATCGCACTGACGGACGCTGGCTGACACCGGGTTATCGCTCCCTTGCCGGACGCGAACGCCTGGACGATTTGCTTTACCTGCCGCAGCTCAACAAACACCAGATACAGACGCTGGCCACCATGACGGCAGCGATGTTCAGCAGCACCTTCGAAAAACTCTGCGATGGCTTTGGCGCGACTGATGGCGAACTGACCATGGATGTAACGCTGAAGGCGTATCAGATGCTGGCCCGCATGGCGTTACACCTGCACGCTATGCCTCCACATTATGACGCACTGACAACAGATAAAGACCGGAGGAACGAACCGGATACGGAACTGCTGCCGGGCGCAATCCTTCGCCTGACCTGTGCGGACTGGTGGAAACGCAAACTGTGGCTGTTACGTTGTGAGTGGAGAGAAGAACAACTCCGCGCCGCCTGTCTGGTTTCCAGAAAAACATCACCCTATCTGAGCCAGGACGCGTTAAGCGAGTTTCGCGCACAGCGCGAGAAAACCCGCGACTTCCTGAAGAGCTTCGAACTGGAAAACGAAGACGGTTTCACGATTGATCTCGAGACAGTGTATTACGCGGGAGTAAGTAACCCGGTTCACCGTAAGGCAGAAATGATGGCCACCATGAAGGGACTGGAACTTCTGGCCGAAGCCCGTGGCGACAAAGCGGTGTTTCTGACTGTCACCTGCCCGTCAAAATACCACGCCACAACAGAGAACGGTCATCCGAATCCCAAATGGAACGGGGCCACCATGCGCGACTCCAGCGATTACCTGGTTAACACGTTTTTTGCGGCGGTCCGCAAAAAACTGAACCGCGACGGCCTGCGCTGGTATGGCATCCGCACGGTGGAGCCTCACCATGACGGCACCGTGCACTGGCATATGATGGTCTTTGCTCATCCGGAAGAAATCGACAGCATCGTGGCCATCACCCGCGATATTGCCATTCAGGAAGACCGCCACGAGCTGGGCAATGATATTACTCCGCGCTTTAAGGTGGAGTACGTCGACGGCTCCAAAGGCACGCCAACCAGCTACATCGCCACCTACATCGGAAAAAACCTGGACAGCCGCGCCGTGGATGGAATCGACCCGAAAACGGGCAAACCACGCGTTGACCACGAAACCGGAAAATCAATGGCCGAGAGCGTGGAGCGCGCCATCGGCTGGGCGCGCCTTCATCGGGTCCGCCAGTTCCAGTTCTTTGGCATCCCCTCCCGTCAGGTGTGGCGTGAACTGCGCCGCCTTGCCAGCCAGATGGCACGCAACCCGGAAGGCCCGCAACGGCTGAAGGATGACGCAATGGATGCGGTACTCGCTGCCGCTGATGCCGGATGTTTTGCCACCTACATTGAAAAACAGGGTGGCGTACTTGTTCCGCGCAAGGACTACCTGATTCGCACAGCCTACGACCTCGCAGATGAGCTGAACGATTACGGCGAACAGAGTGTACAGATTTACGGGATCTGGTCGCCATTCATCGGGGAATCCTCCCGTGTGTGCACGCATCCGGATAACTGGAAGCTGGTAAGACGTAAACCGGAAGCGGAAGACAGCGCCCGCGAAAATGGTTTTGAC